TACCACTGAGCACCTGCAGCGGCAGGTAATACACCGCCAAATCGGTCGAGTTGGCGAACCACAACCGATTTTGGTGCGCCAGCACCTTGTCGAGTTTCGCCGCGGTGAAACCGGGCGGCAGTGCGTGAGTGTCGACCTCGACGTTCTGAAAACCGCTTGGATCGGCGTCGAAGTAGCCTTTGAAATCATCCGGGTGCCCGGACATGTCCAAGGCTGGAAACGACCCATTGGTGCCGTCCCACGCCACGATGCCGTCGATACCGTTGACCATGACGGTATACTTTTTCTGCGACAGATCAGCGAACGAGGTCCACTGCCAGGCATCGCTGCCGTAGGAATGGGTGCCGATCCGGGTGCCGCTAGCGCTGAAAAGACCGTCACCAGCAGCGGCGATGAAACTCGAACCGCCGCCATAGAACGGGATCAGCGTGGAAATCGGGCGACCATCGGCGATGGTGCCCATCGTGAAATAGCCCGGCCGCAACGTGATGCGATCCTGCTCGACCACGAAGTTGGTCAGGATCGACGCCAACAGCGGGTCGGCTTCATTCAGCGCGGCAAGACGGGAAAGACCCTTCAACGGCGCGCCCATATGCGCGACATGACTGGTGGCCTTGCGCTTGCTGCGCGTCGGGGTGCCGTGCTTGTCGCGTATCTTCAGGAACTCGGTCGGCATCATCCTCATTGGGTACGCCCCACGTCGGAATTGAGATCGAGCACTGGTGCGTTACGCGCGGCGATCTTGTTGAGGCGCGCTATGAAATCCCTCTGCTCTTCGCCGTATTCGAGACCTTTGGCTTTCAAAAAACGGTACTTGAGACCGTTGACGGCAAGTCGCGGGTCGAACAATACGATGTCGGTATCCTGGGTAGGCCGGGCCTTGCGCACCAGATTACTCGGGTCATACACCCAGTCGCCGTCACCAAGCGCGTCGCGATACGGCGGATCCAGCAACAGTTCGTCCGCCACGTTCTGCATCAACGCCGTCATCTGCGCGATGTCTTGATCGGCGCTGCCGACCGCCTGCAGCACCGGGAGCTGAGAAGTACCAAGCTCCAACGATACGTCGGAAACCACTTGCAAGATCGTCGATAGCCGTGGCATCAGGCGAATGCCTTCAACTTAAGGGTTTCAATCGTGGTCTTCTGCGTCGAGATGGTGACGACGGCTTGTTCAAGCTGTTCCTTCAACGCATCAACCTGACCTTGCAGACCGGTAACCAATTCTTCGTACTGACCCGCTCTCGATTGCAAATCGATCATCTTCACCGCACGGTCGGCGATTTCGACGATGTCGGGCGGTATGGTCTTGATCGCCTCGGCGCGGCGCTTCTTTGAGACCAGCTGCGCTAATTGCTCGACGGTGTGGATGTCGCGCACCGCGCACATCTGGAAGATGTGGGGCGGGCATGCCGGCCACAGCACCAGCGGATAGCCGACGATTTCCTTACGGGCGTCGCAAGTCTTTTTATACATCTCGTAAGGCTGGGGATGGTCAGTAATATCGGCCTCTTCAGCAAGACGTTCGACCGAAAGATAAGGTGGCCGGTCCATGCGGACCCGAACGGTCTCACGGAAGCACGGCAACCCGTCGGGGCCGTTGCCGTCGCGCTCCCAGCCGGAATAAAAACGAACCAGCGCCGGGCTATCAGTGTCGGACATTTTGGCTCCATCGGGGAGCGGTGGTTTAAGAAAACGGCGGCCGTGCTCCCCGCAAGTCGGCCGCCGCATCTCACAGGGCTCAGGTTCCCGTCGCGGTGAGCCTGCCCTGCATCGACCGGTTAGACAGCGTCAGAGCCCCCATGAAGGCGAGATGGCGGGTCACGGCATCCATATCCGGCGATTGATCAGGCAAGTCGAGCGCTTCGAAATTCCTGCCCGAATAGATTTCGAACTTCATGTATTTGGTGTTGAGGTAGTAGGCGCCGGTGAGGCCGGTGGCGACGCCATCGAACACCAGCGGCGCGCTCTTGTATTTCAGCGTCTCGAAACCGAGGGCGCCAAGACGGGCGTCGGCGTAACGCTGGTTCTCCTGCAGGCCACTCTCGTAGGTCGAATAGATTTCACCGTCGGCGACGATCAGATCAGGCTTCTCAGCGCCTCTGATCAACTTCATCCAGAGCGCGTTCATGCTAGCTTTGAGGGCCGGGTACTGCAGGCCGGTAGCACGGGTAACAACTTGGAACTGATTTCTCCAGAACGTCCAGGTAGTAGCATCGATGCCGCCGACGATACCAAGGCCGTCCACCGTGACGAACGCCTTAAGGCCCGCGAACGACTTCGCCACCGTGCCATCACCATAGACAGCCTTGGTGATGTTGTTCTTCATGGTGGATTCGGCGTTATCGAGCTTACCCTCCAACAGATTGAGGATACGCTCGCGTGAACGGTTCTTAGCCAAATCAATCCCCGAGAGTGTTACACTGGCGACCGCATTTGCAGGGGAGTAATTCGATTCCGAAATCGTGTCTTTGTAGGCGCGAGACAACATGTCCGTTGCGATGTACCAGGCAAAGGTTTCCTCGGCGTAGGTCAGCGGGCAGGAGATCGATTTACCGCCTTCGATGACGCGAACGCGGTTGCCCTCGCGCAGCAGCGCGGTGACGGCATTGGAGTTGGTGACGTTATCGGCAAACTGCTTGTGGTAGTTGTTGATCGTGGTTGCGACCAGCATACTGACTGTCGGGTCGGCCATATGGCGCTCCTATGGGGTTAATACCCGATCTCCTCGGCAGACTGCTCGATGGCGTCCCGCATCGATCCCCTAGAAGGCCCGTTAACGCCCGGCGGTTTGATCGCAGGGCTGGTGAGGCCCCGGACATTGCCGCGTTGCGCGTTCTTGGCTTTCTCGACGTCATGACGCGATTGCTGGCGATATTGTTCAGCCGCAAGCAACTGCTTCCTGACGTCAGGATGAGCCCAGCAGGCTGCGTCGTAAACTTCGGCAAGGCTACGCTGAGGATTGGCCTTGTAGAGGTCGAGAATGATCGGCAACACGGTATTGAAATGCGGCCGCAGCGGTTTGCCATCGGCGCCATTCTCATCCGCGAACTGATCGATGTTCGCCCTCGCATGCTGTTCCCCTGCTTGAGCCCGAGCCTGGTTTTCGCTAGCCCAGCGCTGTTGGATCTCATTCTTGAGCGCGTTCAGTTCACCCGTTGTCTGACCGAGACGATCAGCGAAAAACTTTACCGCCGGGTCCTTCAGTTCTGCTTCCGCGAGACCTTCCGGCAACGGCTGTTTGTTGAGGGCGGAGAAGATGCGCGCTGGGTCCAGACCCATCCGCTCGGTCAGATCCACCAGCACGTTGAACTTATCCTGCTGGTTCGGGGACATCGCCCGAACATGCAAGCCCGCCCATTCCTGGACCGCTTGCGTAGGATTAAGACCCATCTGCTGCAACGACGATTGGATACGTCGGTCGGTGAACACTGGCGCGAGCGATTGCGTGAACTGGACTGCTCCCGCACTCGCCTGAGACTTGCGCGTGAACTCGGCTTCCATTTCACCGTGCCGCCGCAACAAGAAGTTTTGACCTTCCTGCGGTAACTTGGCGAAGGTAGCTTTGTCTTCGGCGCTCCAATGCTCAGGGACCTGATTGCTTTTCACCGATTGAATAGCAGCTGGATCAGGAACGGCAGCACGGGTCTCGGAAACGTCTGGCTTCAGGGCTGGATCGGCAACAGGGGGCTGCGCGATTGCTTCGCCTGGTCGAGTCTCCGACTTGGAAACCCAACGACCACTCTTATCGCGCGGTCGATCGTCGGATGCAAGGGGCTCTTCTTGGGCTTCCGTGGCCTCTTGGGGTGCAGAGGTCTCCTCAGCGCCGCTTTCTAGGGTGTCATAAGCGGCTTCCGCGATATCTCTAAGGCTCGGTTGCGACGGGCCGGCGCCGTTGTTGGTATCGGACATCTCTGGCTTTCCTAAAGGCTGCGGGGCTATCCCGGGGGTCATAGCTGCCAGAGTTGTGAAGGTCGCGGTCGCGCTGGCGGCTGGACGTAATCGCGGCGTGGTCGATCGGGCTTGAATAGGCCTCGAACGACTGCACGGCAGGTGCCGGCAGCTCGGAGGCGGCGTGCTGCGGCGGCGCCGGGCGGTAACGTTTTTCGATCAATCGTCCGTCATAGAATACATAGATCGGCATCGTCAGTTTCCGTAGTGATCCAGCACCGCAGCGACGGTCCACATGATGGCTTCTTCCAACTTGATGACGGCACGCGCGATGCGGCGGTCACCGAATTGCGAGCCGAGGCTTGAGCCGTCGAGTTCGTGCAGGATCTGACGCATCACCCCCTCGGCGTCTTTAAGTCGAGCTAGCCGGGCCAATTGGGTGGGCGAGAGCAATTCGCCGGTCTGTGGATCGATGGGAACGCCGAGGCCCGGTAAACGCATCTGGTCGTTGGGACGAAAACCGCTCATGACGTGTCGCCCTCGATGATTTCAACCATGGCCTGCTCGGCGGAAAGTCCACGTACGTTCTCGCAATCCTCCAGCGCAGCGGACGCCTTCAAGCCCGCTTTGCCGCACAACCGGCAAACGCCGATGAACGGCATTCCCGGTCCCTTGGGCGAGGTCCGTTCAACGTGGTGCTTCATCTGGCGCGTCTCTCACGTGTAGACGAAGTTGTCGCTGCTGCCGCCGATCGCGCTGGTACCGTTCGGCGTCGTGACGCGAACATCGTAAGTGCCGGCGGCTTTCGCCGGCGAAGTCGCGGTGATGGTATTCGCACTCACTACGACGACAGCCGTCGCCGGCGTGCCGCCGAACGTCACGGCGGTGGCGCCAGTGAAACCAGTACCGGAAATGGTGACGGCGGTGCCGCCAGCCGCAAGCCCGGTAGCCGGAGTTACCGAAGCCACCGCAGGCGGCGAGGTACGATCCGGATAAGGTGATTTCGGCGTGATGACGCCATTGCGCCCGGTCTGGCCAGCGTAAGTTCCATAGTCGATGCCGATGTCAGTCATGATCGTCAGTGGCGGCACCATCGCCGCCACTTTCTGGGTCTGGGTGCCAATTGGGTAAGGCGTAAAAGTAGCGGCGCTGGCGGCGCCAACAATCGGCACACTACGCGTGGAAACGTCGATGTCGTTGCCGACCGCGCCCATCGACCAGTCGCCAGGGGTGCCGTAGCGCGGCTTGTCGACGTTGGGGTTAGCCGGCGCCAGCATCGCGGCGGTGATCGGCTGCGGATAGCGAACCATGGTCATCGCACTGGTTCCTTGGCTGCGGGCTTGTCGGGCTTCGCGGCGGGCTTGTCGGTGACGCCCTTGATGCCCTGCGAACGCGTGGTGTCTTCGGCGGGCGGCGGTGGATTGCCGCTCGGATACGGCGTGCGCGGCCCAATGCCCTGATCCTGGATGGTCTCGGCCGGGCCTGACATGATCTCGGCCGGCGAGACCGGTCCGACGCCCGGGACAGGCGCAGACTGATCGGCTTCCTGCGCCGTCATGAAGTCTGGCGGCGCCACTGGTGTTGCAACTCGTGGTGGCGCTGACGGTGGCGGGGCT